TAATATAAAATGCTTGGTGTATCTTTATCTACAGCGATTGTTGTATGTGCACCTGCTTGTCCTGGTGTACCAGATGATGTTACACCTGTAGTAAATTGTGTAGTCTTACCTACGTTATTATAAAATCTTAATGGGTGTCCAGCGTTTGTGCCATCTGATTGATCAAACTTATAATAGTATGGCTTTGCTGTATCGTTACCTTTTAATTCTATTACAGGTGACTCGATACCATTTATAAAATATGCATTAGAACTACCAACGTTGTGGTATGGGTGAGCTGCAGTTTTACTAGCTACTGTAATTGTGTATATTATTGGAGCAGATGACGATGCATAGGGACTAAGAAAACCTCCACCACCAGAATCTTTACTGATGATCAGGTTACCATTTTGGTCCTGTATCGTATCTACTTTTAATATACTACTCATAATTATCTAGCCGTTGCTGGTATTCCATTTGTTCCTACGTTTGCTACAACAGGTTCTTCTGCAAAGGCTAAATAAATATATATTCCACCATCCGCATTTAACCTTCCATCATTAGTTCTTATTTTAAAACCATTGGATAAAAAATCTATTGAATTATTAGCTGCAGAATTTTCAGCAGAGCTTTGATTTGGACTTAACATTTTAATTGATGGATTAGTAGTTGACCTTTTAACATCTTGTACATTCCAATGTTCTCCACTTGCGCCTCCACCTGTCATATGTTTTATCATAGTCCATGCAGGTTTAAATCCAGTGTAGATAAACGGGCCTGTATTATTCCCGTTGCCCTCATATTTTGAAACTTTACTAAACCCTGCTTTACTTGCAAAACAATATGCAACATAATTTGCATTGTTTACTTGACTTGAACCAATTGAAAAAACTGTACTTGTGGGAGCTGTGTTTGACCATATACCTGTATTGTCTGAATAGGTATCTGAACTATTCAATGTCATAAAAGAGCCTTGACCTGCTGAACCACTAGGTAAATCTTTATGATAAACAAACCAATTAGTGGAACCATCATCTCTATTTTTAAGTATAAACATATCGGGTGCTACACCTAATCCGTGACCAACTGTTCCATTATATGCACCAAAAGTAACTACACTAAAACCAGATGTCGTATTAACAGATACAGTTGATGCTATAGAACCATTTGAATTTGACGCTGTTGAATTAGATGCCTTCCAATTCCATGATGCAAAATCTGCACCATTTCCATTATAATCTGTTCCTGAACCTAAAGTAAAACCATCTGTACCGAAGGCTGTTAAACCTGTTGTCTCACTTGATTGTTCTGCATAATTCAAAGCCCAAATAAGACCTTTATGTACTCCTCTTACATTATCTACGGATCTACCCCAATTTCCATTATCTCTATCTTTCATAACGACCCAATCAGGTTGAAATCCAACGCCTGTTATAGCGTTTGTTCCACCATTACCTGTATAAAGTTTAGTATTAAAATGTAGACTTGGTTTTGTAATTGCTGAGTATGCCATATTATATCCTATCCATAAGTATTTAAATTTTTTGTATTTAATGCGTAGTATCCTGATGGTACATCATATTCAAACAAACTTCCATTACCATTAGCGCCTGCAGAAGTTATAGCTGTAGTACCAAAAAATCCATTGCCGAAGTTTGCACTACATGATGTAGTATTTCCACTTGAATCTCCAAATGCAAAATGAAATTGACCTAATCCACCAGTTGGAATATTTGCTGCTCCTGTGCCTGTTGCTCCTGAAGTTGGATCACCACTTTGAAAATATGTTCCGTTTTTATGAAAATATACTTTCATATTATCTAAATCCATAGCAACACCACAGATATCATTATCTGAAAAGGCAGAACCAAAACTAGAGTTACCAGGATAAAATTGTCCATCTGCATAAACACAAGCATCTTTATTACCGCCATCACCAAGATATGGGTATTTGGCACCATCTGTTATACCAACCATTGATGAACTAGCAACTTGTAAGATTTTAAATTCTGCGTACCATTTTCCAGAAGATGCTGCTAAAGTTGAGCAAGTGTATGGATAAGGTGAACCACTTTGTGTACTTGCGTATGTAGTGTTAGCATTTGAAAAAGCACCATAAGTAGTTGATGAAGGAGTATCCCCATAGTGAAGTGGACTAAAAGTAGAATAAACATTTGATGGTGTATCAAGTGATTGTTTTAAATTTCCAACAACTGTGTAATTATTTCCATTACCAGAACTATCTAAACCTAAATTACCAGAGTTTTCAAATTTAAAATGAACACCGTTAGTGCCCCAATTAGAAAGAACAGGTGGTTTAAATTTCCAAATACCTGAGGTAGCGTCAAAGGAACCAAAATCAGTATTTGCATAAGCATATCCAGGTGTAATAACTAAATGCGATAAGTAGCCACTAAAAAATTCAGTATTATTATCTGCGTATCTTCCTATTTGTACAGTACCACTTGTTGAACCAAATAAACCAATTGTTTCATTTTGTGATGGATAATTACTTTGTGAAAAAGAAGTTTCTTGAATTCCATTAACCCATATTTTAAGTCTATTAGATTCAGTTGCTTGTGTTGTATCTACTGACATAACTATATTATACCAAGCAGATATATCTCTAAATTTTCTATTAGTATTAAATGCAAAAGCCGCATTTCCAGAGCCATCTTGAGTCCATATTTCAAGAGTATCATTACTACTAAATCTCCAATAAGCCATATAATTTGATAATGCGTTAGAAACTATTCTCATAGTTCTTCCTAGTTCAGATCTTTTTACCCAAACACTCCAAGTTATTTTGGTAGGGGTTTCTGCTGATGTTACTTGTCTTTGTAAAACACTGTTTGGCATAATATTATTCTAGTTAAATTGTCCTGAGTTGTTAGCTCCTACGTTCACTGTTATAGTAAACGCTCGGTCAGCAGTTTGACCTTGCGCATCCGTTGCTCGAACAGTAAAACTAAACGTAGTATCTGAACTAATTCCAGCAGAAACTGTTCCTGTTATTGTAGCAGAACCAACACCAGTATTCAATGATAGACCTGTTGTTAAGCTACCAGAAGTTATCGCAAAAGATGTTGCGTTAGTTGCTGTAATTGTGATTGTTGAAATAGTGTCTCCAGGACCAAATACACCTAAAGATCCTGCTGAAGTTTGCCATGCTGGTGCATCAGAAACTGTTAATACAGCAGATGTTTGAACTGCATTACCATCTGGGTTTTCAATATATAATAAATAAGTACCATCAACTGGTAATGTAAATTTTACTGTAATCTGAGCTGCTGAGTTAAAAGCTACTTCGTCAGCAGACACTCTTGCACCTGTAGATGAATTTATTGCCGTAACTAATGGCACAGATACAAAGCTACCGCCTGCAATGACACAAGTTGTTTGTGTGTTTTCAATTACGTTTGGAGTTATTGATGTAAAGGTTGGTCTTGTTTCAGTAGTAAGAGTAATAGATCCACCTAATGCTACTGCTTGACCGTTTATAGTGATTTGTCCTGCACCTTGTAATGCTGAGTTTGCAATATTTGCTGAAGGTAAAGTAAGCGTTGCACCACTAGGTACAGTTACAGTATCACCACTATCTCCTAACTGTACGTTGGTCCCTGATCTTGGACTAATTTTATTTACTTTTACTTCACTCATATTATCTCGCTGTTGCTGGTATCTTTCCTGTTGAATCTACTAATGGATTTTCTGCCCATGCTGCATAGATGTATGAACCATTGTTACAATCACCATTAGCAACCCTTAATTTAAAACCATTAGATACAAAATCTATACTATCTCTTGTGCTGTCAGAACCAGTTCCATTGGCAGTCATATATTTATTTATAACATTACTTGGGTTTCTTGCATTATCAAATAACATCCAGCCATCAGTTCCACTTGTTATTTTAATTATTACAAATGCAGGTTTAAATCCTGTATAAACAAATGTCCCATCGGCATTATTGTTTCCCTGATATGCGCCAAATTTAGAGTAACCTCTTATTTCGGAAAAACAGTAACCAATCATATTATCATCATTAGCATTAGATGCTGTTCCACCAGTGAAAGTTAAAAGTGAATTTGTTGGAGCTGTACTTTGCCAATAGTTATTACTATCATCTTTTGCAGCAGTTGTATTTAATTTAACTGCATGACTTGGTGAAATATTTTTGTGATAAACAATCCAGTTTTGTCCACCTGAACTATAATTTTTTACAATAGTAAATACTGGTGCCGTATTCATTCCATGACCAACTGTTGTATTTCCAGATGTACCTTGCCATTTCACAATACTAAATCCTGCTGTATTATTTACTGAAACTGTTGAAGCTGTTGCCCCATCTGAATTTGCTGAACCTGTGCCTCCTGCTTTCCAATTCCATGATGCGTATGTATAACCATTTTTTCCAACAACATCAGTATCCGTTGTTGTAAAACCATCACTATCAAAACTAACTAAATATGCACCACTATTGTAATCTTGTGCATCAGAGCTGTTTGAGCCAAGCCAATATCTTGGCCCTCTTATTACATCAAACCAAGCATGATTTCTGGTTCTTCCTTGTTCTTTAATCCAAACAAAATCTGGTTGAAAACCTAAACCTGTTTGTGCTGTATTTCCAGAACCACCAGTATAAACTTTAGGATTAAAGTGTAAACTAGGTTTATTAATTGTTGTATAAGCTGCCATTATGAGTGTGCTCCTATATTTTGTGTGTTTAATGCATAATACCCTGTTGGTACATCATATTCAAATACTGAGCCATTTCCATTTGAACCTGCTGATGCAACTGCAGTAGTTCCAAAGTAACCATTGCCAAAGTTGTAACTTATAGTAAATGTAGCAGTACCTGCTGCATCTCCTACTGCAGGTGTCCAAAATCCTTGACCAGAAGTTTGACCACTAAAATCAATACCAGATGCTGAAGAAACTAAAGTACCATTTTTATAAAAATAAATTTTATAATTATCAACATCAAATGCTACTCCAATTATATCATTAACAACAGAGGCTGCTACAGTTTCTGAGGTTGAAGTACCAACAGTTATTCCACCATCCCAATATTGATATGCAGTAGAATATCCATTTGTGCCTCCAAGATAATTTCCATAACTATCTGGTTCCATAGTGTTCCCTATACCTACAGTAGCATAAGGTGTTCCAGCTGAAGAAGCTGTAACTTTAGCTTCATAATAATATTTACCAGATGTTACTGCAAGAGTTGAAACTACACATCTTCTTGTTGATGAACCATAAGCACAAGTAGTATTACCATTAGATAAAGTTGCATCTGTTAATACAGCTAAAGGATTAAAGGTAGCATAAACATTTGATGGTGTGTCTTTGGTTTGAATAATTGTACCATTAGTTGTGAAATTATTTGAATTAGCAGAGTCTAATCCCATGTTTGCAGAGTTATCCATTTTTAAAAAGTAACCATTTGCACCGTAAGTAACCGATGGTGCAGTTTTTGGTACCCAAATTCCAGTCGATGCATTTGTTTCACCAAATGATGTCGGACCATAAGAAGTTCCTTCCACAAAATTTATATGAGCCAACATTCCATTTAAATAAGCCCCACCAGATGGAGTATGGTTGACTCCCCAAACAGTATTAACACTACTTACTGTTCTTATTGCTGAATTTTGAGCAGGTTGTGTGTTTGTAGTAAAAGAAGTTTCTTGTTCTCCATTTACATATAATCTTACTCTATCGTCTGCGCTTCCTTGTGTAGTATCAACTCTGTAAACAACATGATACCAAGCATTAGGATCTCTAAATTTTCTAGTAGTTTGTTTATTTACAAGCTGATTACCACTTCCGTCATACATAAGCACAGCAAAAGTTCTATCGTTACTTACTCTGAAATAAGTTCTTAAATTATTATTGGCAGCATCCCTTGACGCAAAAATAAAATTTTCACTATTGCTTATAACATCAGATAATTTTAACCAATAGCTCCAAGTTGCTTTTGTATTTGTACTGCTTGAGCTAAATGCTCTACTTAAATGTGCTGATGCCATTAACAGAATCCTCCAGCGTTTTGTATACCAACTTCTACTGTAATTGACAATGCTTGATCTGTAGTTTGACCTTGAGCATCTGTTGCTCGAACAGTAAAGTTAAAAGCTGTTTCACTAGCAGGAGTTGGTAAAGTTCCTGATATTACAGCTCTATAAGTAGTACCTGATGGGTTTGATGTAGACCCAATAGATATTCCTGCAGGTAGTGCACCAGATACAACTGATGTTGATATTGTAACTGCACTGTCTCCAGTAAAATCTATGTTTTGTGAATAAGACGCTCCAGCTGATCCGCTTGGTAAACTAGTTGTCACCGCAACGGGGCCATCTGAAATAACTAAATCTGATGAACTTCTAACTGCGTTACCGTCTGGATTTGTTAATAAAATTCTAACGTTTTGTCCGTTTGTTAAACCTGTTGTACCGGTTGTAAAACTAACTGTTGTTGCATTTGTAAATGTGACGGATGTTGCAAATTGCACTAAACCATTTGCTCTTTGTAATTCTACTTTTGGTATAGATGCAAAATTAGTTCCTGTTAAAGTTATTGTGCCACCTACATCTGCATCAATAATAGAAGGTGATATACCTGTAATTGTTGGTTGTGTTTCAGTTGGTATTGTAGCTGAACCACCTAAATTTACAGCAACACCATTAATTGTAATTTGTTCATTTACTAAAGCAGAGTTTGGAATAACATCATTTTGAAATACTAAACTATCACCAGCTTCACCGACAGTTAAGTTGGTTCCTGACTGTGGAATAATTTTATCTACTTCTATCTTACTCATTATATAATAACCAAATTACCTGTTACTGTTACAGTTCCTGAAACTTGAACGGGTCCTGCTAAAACTCCTGAGTCCATTGTTTGAACATCAGAAATAGTTGAAGCGTGTGTTGTTACATAAGTTGTAGCTGTCATAGCTGCAGACGGAGCTCGTTTTGCAGGGTAAGTACAAAATACAGTTTTAGTTCCCGCACTAAAGTTTACTTTATTGTCTGAGTTTGAAGAGGAGATAACGGTATCTCTTGAAAGTGTATCAGTAGCTGCATCAGTTACTGTTCCAATACCGACTTCAAATTCAGCAGTTCCATCTAGTGCTATCGCGTAAAACGTATTATTAGTAGTACCAATACCTGCAACAAAAGTTTCGAAACCAACTTCGGTTCCTGTCAAATCAAATGTTCCAGTACCAGTAGTTGTACTAGTCTGTTTAACTCTGTCGTTAAGTACAAAAGCCATTTACTTAATCCTTAATATTATGCGTCGCCAATTCTGATAATAGCATTTGACGAATCATTAGTAGGAAACTGAATAATAAAGTCTCCGTTAGTTGCTGTTTTATTTCCGCCAAAGTCTAAGACCAGTACTAGCTCGTTTCCACCACCTGTTGTTTTATAAATAGCAGCTCCGGCAGCAGTCAACGTTACAGATGAAAAAGTTAAATCAGCAAAATCAATAAAAGCAATATTAGATGCTATTGATACACCGTTGTTTGTTAATGCATTTCCACCTGCTGTATAGTTTGTTCCAACTGAACCAACTTGATTCGATGTTGAAAAAACTGTTGATGACGTACTATATCCAGAGATACTAGTATATAAAGCACACTTAAAAGCGTTTCCACCATTACCAGAAGTATCAAAATTAAATACTCCTTTTAATAGATTTGTTTTAAACGAATCAGGTACTATATTTGCCATGTTTTATCTCCTTATTATGGTGATGGTGACTTTAAAGGAGTACGAATAACACCATCTTGATATTCGTCTCTGCGTCTACGACCCATTTGTTCTGTCGCATACGATTGTAAAGCTCTTCTATAAGCACTTTCATAGTATTGTAACATATCTGTTGGACCTTTCAAGTACCCATATGCTTCTACGAGAGATGCATATAATAATAAATCTTGATATTTATTTGATAAATAAGTTCCAGAAGTGCTTGGTGTTCCTGATGTTATGGTATCTGGTTGCTTAACATAAGCTAAAGTTATTTCAAAATTTGAATTAGGAGTTGGTGCAACCACCCAAAAATTAGCATCCCAATTAGCATAATATTTTGGTAAACCTGAAGCTGTTCCTGGAGTGTCATAAAAAGTTGCCATATAACTAGCGTCTTTTTTTTCTAAAAATATTTGATTGTTAGATCCATCTTTTAATTGAACATATCTAATAGATCTTAAATCTGATGGTATGGTTACATATCTACTACCTGATTGTAAATTTGAGGTAGCATAAAATCTATTATCATCTGAATCAGCGTCTCTGTAAATTCTATTTTCAGCATTTTTAATTATAGTTTCTAAAACTGAGTTAGAAAAAACAGTGTCATCTACTTCAGTATAGTTTCTAACATCTGTTTGTAAATTACTTAAAGTATATGCCATTATTCTCCTTTGCCATACTTTTTATTTATTTTATCTTGTTTACGATTTGTAACTTCTTCATACAAAACAAGATGTTCATCTTGTTTTTCTGGACAAGCACATTGTCTTATATTTAATATTTTACAAATAAAATTTTTTATTTTTTTTATCATGGTGTTATTGTAACTGGTCCTGCAGACACAGTTGGTCCTCCTGAGTCCTCTGTTATACTAGGAGTTGCACCTAATGTAAATGTATACTTATCCGATGTTGTTACTGTTATACTAAAACCACTAGAGTTTTCGTAAGTTGTAAACGCTACTCCTCCAGGACTACCAATAACATTTCTAAATCTTACGGTATCTCCATTTGTTCTACCATGATTATTTTCGGTAACTGTGATTGTTTGAGAAGAAGCTGTTATTGAAAAAGGATTATTTGTTAATAGTGCAGCAACCGCTGGCTCTGTTCTACCTGGTCTGACATTACGCAAAGATATAGAATCACCATTCATAGGTTTTGGTTCTAATTGTGGTTGTTTGGGTTCAAACTCTGAAACATGAACAAAGGATCCGTTCCATTCTCTAACCATTTCCTTGTAAGGAAATTCCATACCTGATCTATCAGATATTGCTTTTGCATATTTACCTGTTGCATATTTTGCCATTATGATCCTGGATAGTAAGCTTTAGGTGTAATATAAGTGCTAGAGGCAGAACCATCTTCTTGTAATGCTCTTTGAAATTCATCCTCATAAACAAGTTTCATGCCTTGCATTAATTGTGGTGCATATTTCATAGATAAATAATATGCTAAACCTGAAACCATACAGGGCACAAATCTAAAAGGCATATCAGTTGCATTTGTATATGCTCCAACATCTTCTATTCTTTTTATATAATAAAAGTGCATATCTTTAGATGCGTTTGTAGAATCTGGCGTAGGATAAACACTAATACTTACATGATCTATAAATCTTTGAACCCAGTATTGATTAGGTGTACCTTTAGAAAGTTTGTTGGAAAATCCTGCGTAAGTAGATCTATCTACTTTTGTCATTGGTGAATCTGATTGAGTTGTTGCGGTTCTATTGGATCTTAATTGTGCTTCAAG